GGGAACTCTTCTTTATTCTTCAAAGCCTACGAGATGGGCATAGAGAAGTGGCAGGGAAGGAGTGTGGATTGCGTATGGTTGGACGAGGAACCATCAAGAGAACTTTATAGTCAAGCTGTAACTAGAACTTTGGACCGTAAGGGCATGGTTTACATGACATTTACGCCAGAATCAGGCATGACAGAGACTGTTGCCTCCTTTATGAACGACCTGAAGCCCGGACAGTCCCTGAATAACGCTACTTGGGACGATGCTTCAGAGAAAACCCTCTCAATGAGGGGTAAAAGGGGTCATTTGAACGAAGCTGTCATGGAGCAGATTCTGTCCTCATATAGCCCCCATGAGCGTGAAATGAGGCGTTATGGCAGACCTTCTATAGGTTCTGGCCTTGTATTCCCTCTCAGTGAGGAGAAAATAATGGTCGATCCGATTCATATAGAGTCGCATTGGCCTAGAATAGCTGCAATAGACTTTGGATGGGACCATCCTACGGCTGTTGTGTGGTGTGCAATAGACAGGGATGAGGATGTGTTCTATGTTTACGACTGTTACAGGGCGGCTAAAGCCTCCCCGTCCATTCATGCCGAAGTTATACGCACTAGACCCCATTTTATTCCCGTTGCTTATCCCCATGACGGTAATAGACGAGATTCTATGGGTAATCCCGGCTTGGCTGACCAGTATAGGAGTCTAGGGTGCAATTTCCTACTGGAACATTTTACTAATCCCCCTGCATTGGGAAACAATAAAGGCTCAAACTCAATAGAAGAGGGGTTGATGGCTATGTTACAAGCCATAGAAGGTGAGAAATTCAAGGTATTTTCTACACTCTCTGACTGGTTTGAAGAATTCAGGATGTATCACAGGAAAGACAACAAGGTAGTTCCTCTGAGAGATGATCTCATGTCTTCAACAAGGTACGCCTTCCAATCTCAACGCTTTGCCGTAGCTGGCGAAGACCCGTCATGGACGAATGACGTAGAATACAAGAATTATGGAATTATTTAATGGCGATAGAAAAAATCACTGAAGAAGAACTGGTATCCAGAATAAAGAGTGAAATAACAGACTCTTTAGGATATGGAGATACTATTTCAGCGCAGCGCGAAAAGGCTATGGAATATTATCACGGACTTCCTTTCGGTAACGAGGTAGAGGGACGTTCTCAATTCGTGGATTCGACCGTTCAGGATACTATAGAGTGGATAAAACCATCGCTTATGCGAGTGTTTGCGTCTGGGGATGAAATGGTTAAGTTCAATCCTCATGGACCAGAAGACGTAAAGATGGCTGAACAGGCTACAGATTACGTTAATTACGTTTTTACAAAAGACAATCCCGGCTGGGAAATTATGTATTCTTGGTTTACAGATGCATTGTTATCCAAGAACGGTATCGTCAAAGTCTGGTGGGATGAGACAGACGAATCCCAGAGAGAGGAGTATAAGAACCTCACTGAGGATGAACTGGCTGTTTTACTGAATGACCCTGAAGTAGAGGTTATAGAGCATACCGCCCCCGGAGATACCGCTGAGGGTGCTTACGGGGAGATGTCATCCGAAGGCCACCACATAGTAATCAAGCGGACAAACTATAACGGCAGGATACGGATTGAGAACGTACCCCCTTCTGAATTCCTTATCGCAAGGGATGCGAAGGACATACAGAATGCTAGATTTGTATGTCACAGGGTTCAGAAGACCCTATCTGAACTAAGAGAGATGTATCCAGATGAAGATTTAGATTCAGACGAACTGGGTGGAGGAGAAGAGGACTTTGATGCCTTTTCTGGTGAACGATCCGCAAGGTTTGATTTCGATGAGAGCAATCACTTTGGCTTTAGAGACTCAGAACCTGAAGACGCATTAAAATTATACTGGCTGCACGAATCATTCCTGAAGACTGATTTCGATGGGGATGGCATTGCTGAATTAAGAAAGGTCTGTACAGTAGGTAATAAAGTCCTTGAGAACGACGAGATAGATGCTGTACCTTTTGTCTCTCTAACCCCAGTAAAGATACCGCACAAGTTCTTTGGTCTATCCATAGCTGATCTGGTAATGGACTTGCAGTTGATGAAGAGTACGCTGATGCGTAACCTCATGGATAATATGTACAACCAGAACTTTGGGCGCTATGCCGTATTGGAAGGGCAAGCGAATCTCGATGACCTGCTCACGCAACGACCCGGCGGAGTAGTCAGGGTAAAATCCCCAAACGCTGTAACGCCCCTCACCACCCCTCCTCTGGAACCCTACTCCTTCCAAATGCTTGAGTATCTGGACGGGGTAAGGGAATCCAGAGCAGGTGTTTCCAAGATGTCTCAGGGCATGAACGATAACGCCCTAACGTCTCATACGACTGCTACTGCCGTCAACGCCGTGATGTCTGCTGCCCAGAGTCGTGTAGAACTCATCGCCCGTAACTTTGCAGAGACTGGCGTAAAGGACTTAATGGCTACCATATACACCCTTTTGTATAAGAACCAAGATAAGCAGAGAGTAGTCATGCTCCGTAACGAGTGGGTTCCTGTACGGCCCAATGTATGGAACGACAAGTATGACTGCACCGTATCTGTTGCTCTAGGACAGGGTAATAAGGATCAGCAGATGATGCACCTGTCTCAAATGATCCAATTCGCATCTCAATCAATGCAGGGCGGCCTAAAGATTGTAAATGAACAGAATATGTACAATCTTGGCTCCGCCCTTGTCAAGGCTATGGGATTCCAGAATGTAAGTGACTACCTGACTGACCCAAGCCAAGTACCGGATCAGGGTCCATCCCCACAAGAGCAGATGGCTCAGATGGAGATGCAGATCAAACATAAGGAACTTGAGATCAAGGCTGCTGATGTACAGATCAAAGCCCAGAAAGTACAACAGGATGCACAGGATTCTGCTGTAGATGCACAGTTAAAGGTAGCTGAACTTCAACTTGAACGTGAACAGAAACGAGCAGTAGCTATAGGAGCAACATAATATTTAAATGGATAACGAACTAAGGGAGCATAGGGCAAATGCCCTTCTCGAAAACCCGTTGTTTCAAGAAGCATTTGATGTACTAAAGGAAGATTTAATGAACCGATGGAGTAATAGCGGTTCAGCAGATTTGCAAGCTAGAGAATCAATCTGGCTTGCAATGCGACTGCTTGACAGGATTCATGGTCATTTAACGTCCATTATAGAAACAGGACACATGAACAAGATTCTTGACGAGCAACATCCATTAATCTGATAGAGGAATTAAAAAATGGCGGAAAAGCAAGAAGCCCCGCAAGCACATGAAGAACAAACGCAACCCGGTAGTTTATGGGAAGCACAAGAGGCACTACTCAAAATGACGGAACCCGAAGGGGAAACACCGGAAACTGAGGAGGCCGAACCTGCGGAAGAAGAAGAGTCTCAACCTGTAGAGGAAGACGAATCATTGGAAGAGGAATCTGAAGAGTCTGAAGAAGACTCCGAAGAAACTGATAACCGGGCAGAAGAAGGAGAGGACTTATATGCTGTTACCATAAATGGTGAAGAGCATACAATACCCCTTGACGAACTTCTGAAGGGATATTCCCGGCACTCAGATTATACTCGTAAAACACAAGAACTGTCCGAACAACGGCGGAATATCGAAGCACACCATAATCAATGGAGCACAGAGGTTCAGCAGATTCAGACAGAACGACAGCAATACGTTAATGCCCTGCAAAACGTGGTTGAAAACTCTATGGGCGCTTTGGACCAATTTGCCACCGTAGATTGGGAATCCTTAAAGAACGAAAATCCGCTTGAATATATAACTAAAAGGGATGAGTTGCGGGAAACGCAAGAAAGGGTTAGGCAAGTTCAATACCAACAGCAGCAAGCTCACGAAGCCTATCAACAGGAGTCGCAAAGAACCCATCAACGTGTTCTACAAGAAGAACACGGGAAATTGGTCGGCGCACTTCCTGAATGGGGAGAGGCTGAATCACGTCAGAAACTAGGTAGCGAAATTAAATCATACGCTTTATCGCAAGGATACACATCTGAAGAGATTGGTTCTTTGTTAGACCATAGGTCTTTAATGACTTTATATAAAGCCATGAAGTTCGATAAGGCTTCTTCACCTGATGTAGTTCAGAAAAAGGTGAAAAACAAGCCACGGGTAATTCGCGCAGGTTCACCAAGAACCAAGGCTGATGCAGGAAAACAGAAACGTACTACCAAAATGAAACGTCTAAGGCAATCAGGTCACGTCGATGATGCGGCTAGTTTGCTGGAAGATATGTTTAATTCTTAATAGGGAGATAAATAAATGGCTATTGCTACAAATACGTCACTGACGTATAGTTCCGTAGCGATTCGCGAGGATTTATCTGACGTGATTTATAATATCGCGCCCTTGGATACCCCCTTTATGTCAGGTTGTGCAAAGACAAGTGTTGATAATACTTTCTTTGAATGGCAGACTGATACTATTACCGCTGGTGCGGCCAATAGAAAGGTAGAAGGCGACGACAGCATTGCTGCCACCGCACGGGTACTTCCAACGCGATTGGGAAATTATTGCCAGATAAGTCAGTACGTGAATCAAACTTCCGGAACTGATGACGCTGTAAACTATGCCGGACACGGCAAACATCAGGCTTACCAGTTGGCTAAAAATGGCAAGCGCATGAAGAGAGACATGGAATCCATGTTGCTTCAGAACATCGTACGCGCTGCTGGCGACTCAACCACAGCCAGAACAACTGCTGGTGTTCCTGCGTGGCTTGCTACCAACTATGTGTCGATGAATCCCTCATCGGGTTCACCGGCTGCTGGTACATCAGGTACGACTGCGATGACAGAAGCTAGTGCCACTGCTTCTATTACGGAAGCTGGCATTAAGAATGTCATCAAAGATGCCTATGAAGCTGGTGGCAACCCTGATCTGATCTTGTGTCCACCTGCAATCAAACAGGCTATCTCTGACTTGGCGCAGTCTGTATCATCTCTTAGAACTGAAACTAAGGGTGCTGCACCTGCACATGTCATAGCCGCTGTTGACGTTTATGTTTCCGATTTTGGCACGTTCAGAATCGTGAGTGATCGTAACATGAACTCTACAGAGCATGTCTTCTTTCTGGACATGGACTTCTGGGCCATTGGTTGGCTCCGTCCTTTCCAGACTGTCGAACTTGCGAAAACTGGTGATGCTCATAAGCAGTTGTTGCTTGCTGAGTATGGCTTGATTTCCAAGAACGAGAAGTCAAGCGGAATCCTTGCGGATTGTGCTGCGTAAATAAGTATCTGGGGGTGGGGCAACTCACCCCCAACCTTAACATTAACTGACAGAATTGTAGTAAGTCAGAATGGAGCATAGATGAAAAATATCGACAAGGAAATTGAATCCATCGCTAATAAAATGGTGAAGGGTAAGAAATCTGCGAAGAAATCAACTACCCCCAAAGGTAGAGATGGTAAATACATTACCGCAAAAGACCCTCAAGATGCTGTAGGCTGGCTAAAGAAGGCATATGTTGATAATGATCCTGCTGATGGCGCACCGAAAGTAGGGAATATAGGGTATGTCTAAGAAATCAGTTGTTGGCTATTCGGAGCATAGGCGTACCGATCTACACATAGATGAGGCCGGTGATAAGTTTACAATAAATACTGTACAAGATGCAGAGCCTATTGTAGAGGCGAATAAACGAAGGTATAACGATTATGGTGATAAGCTATCCGTGGGCAAGCGCGGGGAGTGGCATCACGCAGCCTCTATTCCATTTAATATATGGGAACAGTGGATGAAAGATACAAATGGGGCTATTGAAAAAGACTCCAAACTGCTTGCACGGTATCTTAACGATCCCGATAACAAATACTTCAAAGTAGCACCCACAAACATTTAAGGTATAAATCATGTATAGACGAAGCGATGACGGTAGTTTCAACAGGTGGGATGTGCAGAGTGTCGTAACAGTAGGTTCTTCTGCCGCAGCCACGAATGTTACATCCGCAAAAATATTAGGCATTCATACGGACGGAGAAATTTATTTTAACTTCTCATCGTCATCGAGCGCCTCTGTCAGCACAGCCAATGATCTGAAATTAGCCGCTGGCCTCACATTCATAAACGTGCCGAAGTTTTCCGGTTCTGGTGTATCTCAGTATTTACACCACCAGAGGGTAGGCGGTTCTAATGTAACCATGAGGCTTGTTCACGTTTGAGGCAAGTAGCGATTGTAGGGCTTGCACCCTCCACCCATGATGACGCACCNTATGAAGACCCGGATTGGGAAGTATGGGGATTACCGTGGGATGAAGAGNNGTGGCCCTATTTTGACAGGTATTTTGAAATCCANCCGCTTGAACTTCTGCGNAAACCAGAGGCAAGACGAAGGGNAGGATACGAAGACCGATTGAAAATGCTGGATACTCCACTGTATATGCAGNCAACTTACGATGATATCCCTAATGCAATAAGATACCCTATTGAACGGGTAGTAGATTACCTTGGTCTGGATTATTTTAATTCATCCATATCNTACCTGATGGGTCTGGCAATAGCAGAGGGAGCGAAAAAGATTGGCATCTGGGGAGTAGACATGGATGATGTTGAGTTGATTTCCGGCGATCCTTCCNATACTTCTGAGTTCGCTTACCAACGACCAAANATGGAATACCTTATCGGGTTTGCCCGTGGCAGAGGAATCGAAGTCTATATCCCGTCTGAATCTCCACTGGTAAAGTTTCATGGGGATGGTATCCCTTTAGG